GCGTTATTGAAAAACCGTCCGTTGACCACCGTGGCCTGCACGCTGCCGTCGATGAAATCGAGCTTGACCGGATCGCCGATCGCCGGGCCGAATACCGCGCCGAGATTATTTCCGACCCAGACCGTTGCCAGCGGGATGAATCCGGTTTCGACCTGCTCCGGAAGCAGCAATACCTTGACCGTATAGTTGGCGGGGTTGTAGGCGCTGATTGAACCGTATTTGGATAAGGTCAGGTTCGAGAGGAATTCAGATACGACGCGCTTGATTTGATGAATCATGATAACGTCACCGTCTGTTGAGAAGGCGCAGTCCGGCAACTCATGTTCATCATGAACCCGCGCTTATCGAAGGTCCGACAAATCTTCGACACCTGATAGGTGGTATCGAACCCCGTGCCGGTACCCTGCACCGTCACCGGCGTCCACGGAAACACTTGCACGTCACCCGGCGTCGTCACCTCCATCTTCAGTTCATGCTTGCTGATATCGCCCAGCAGCCTCGTTGCTTTCGCCTGGCAGTCCGCCTGCGTCAAGCCGGGAAACGTGAAGTCGTAGGCCTGTGCGGTTTGCGCCATCGTTGCGCTTTGGGCGATAGTCTTATCGGCCTTGGTGCTGGTGGCAGTGGCACTATACGAGGCGTTCCTCGCGCCGTGATAACTGCGCACCCGCACTGACACATCGCCTGAAATCGTCAGGTCATGCGAGAACTCCAGCTTCTCGGCGTTTGCGCTTGGGTAAGGCTGCGTCGCCGTCGGCGCTTGAAACACAATCGCATACGGCGCATTGGAGACGGCCGAACCGAAGCTGCCGAAATGCAGCGTGCGGCCCAGCACAAAGCATTGCATGCCCTCGCGCTGCGCCAGGTAGGTCAACAGCGTCCACATCGAATCCTGATGCTGCATCTGCACCTGGTCGGCGTCATAATAATTGCCAACCAGTTGCGTGGTCGGCGTGATATTCGTCTGCAACGCCTGGAATTTCGCCGCCAGCGCCACCGCGATCTGACTCGATGTCATATTCGGATATTTGGCATCGTTCTTGTTATCGATGAAGAGTGAGGTCAAATCGCGTCCCGACAAGGTGAACGTGGCCGTCGCCGGATCGAGCCGCAGTTCGTCGATGCGCGCCGACATCAGCAGCGTCAGGTCGGCAATCGAATAATTATCCGGGTCCGATGGAAAGCCCGCATAGACGTCGACGATGATCTCGGTCTGTTGCGTCCACATTGGCCATTCCGCATAAGGCGCCGGCACTGTGATGCGAATGGTGCCGGCTTCGTAAATGCCATTATGTTCGATGCACCAACCGGTCCAGTTGATGGTTTTGCCGCCCACCATCAGGATGCTGCGCGGCGTGCGGCCTTGCGCTGCTTGCGGTAGTTGGTTAATCATTGCGGCACCGTAATCGTGTTAAACCCAACCGTCATCGGGTCCGCAATCCCGCTGGCTTGCGCGATGTCGGTCCAGCGCGTGGCGTCGCCATAGGTTTGCGATGCCAATTGATACAGGTTGCCCCCGCCCGTCACTTGCTGGTTGTTGGCGACCGGGTTGGCGATCAGCGCCACGTTCTCCTGCATGCGCGTGGCAACACTGGCCAGTTCATACAGCGACGGCAATTGCGTCGCCGCGTTGCATTGCGCGATCAAGCCGACGGCCTGGCCCGCTACCGGTTGCGTCGGCGTGATCTGCCCCAGCACCGGAATCGCCGCCAGCGCCGCTTGCGCAGCAGTAATCTGCGATTGCACACCGGCCTGCAATGCCGCCAGCGGTGCTGCCGCCGCTGTGATGGCACTCGATGCGGAGCTGGAGATGGTCGAAATCTGGCTCACCTCACCCACCTGCACTGGCGCAGCGGTCAAGGACACCAGGCCGCCGGCCAACGGTTGCGCGGCATTCGTCACCGCCGACAAGGCCGATGCGACTCCCGCAGCCAGTGTTGACAACGTCGGATCGTTGATGCTGCCCGCCAGTTGCGTCATGGTCGCGGCGTCTCCGGTAATCGCATCGGCGGGCGTGGTGCTGGAGGGATCGGTCACATCCTGCGTCTGGTCGCGGATCACTTCGCAGGTAATCGAAAACGGTATCCAGTACGGTTTCTTGAAATCGGCCTTGAACTCGGACACGATCACGGAGTACTGGAACACGCCCCAGGTCAGCGTGCATGTCAGACCGGAGCGCCGGATGTAATCGAGAAAGCGCGCCCGCTGGGCCGCCGTCACGCCCAGGAACATCCCGTTCCACGACAAGGGCGCATCATCCGGCCCCAATGCATCGATCACGCGCAAGCCGCCGATCATCTTGTGCGTGCACAGCATCTGCGCGCCGCCGAAATTGATTTGCTCCGGCACTTCGGCGCCGGAAAATTCAAAAGCGCCTCGCGGGGTGGCAAGGCTTAATGTGGTGATGGGGTTCATCAGGCGAGCCCTAACGAACTGATACCGGGGCGCAACAGCGATGCGGCGCCGTTCATGCCGCTGGGGCCCTGCGATGTTGAGGCTACCATATGCGAAGTCAACTCCTTGCTATCCATGTAGACCGATACGTTGACGACTGGTGGCGTAGCCGGGGCCTCTGCCGGCGGTGCTGTATTTTTTTCCCAGTGACCGGTTGGCCCCCTGCCGATAAAATGTTCGCCCACATGCTCACCTTTAGCGGGTGGCGGTGGCATCACCGTCGGGTGTCTTGGTTCATCCTTGACCCAGGTTCCTCCTCTGCCATAGCGGACGAAATGCATGCCTGCATGTTCTTGCGGCAGCGTCGCGTCTTTTTCCCACAGGTCGGCATGCCCACGCAGATGCTTGCGCCGTTCGCCGGGGTGATTGAATTCATCGGTATCTGGATCGATTTCTGTCAGCAGCCAACCCATGCCTGTGGCCGCTCCGGCCAGTAGCCCCAGCCCACCGGAAATCGCGCCCAGCGCTACTCCTAATGTCGCGATCTCTGCCACACCTGCGATCGCTGTCGCTCCGTTGCCGATAGCCGCAAGATCGGCGCCCACTTTGGCCAGGCCGACTGCGCCACCGGCGCCGGACAACGTGCTAAAAGCGGCGGCAATCGAATTGAATCCCGCTGCGATAATTCCCAGCGTGCCAAAACCAATCAACGCCCCACCCAGCGCGAGCAAGCCAAACGCCAACTCCTTGGCGGCGCTAGCATGGTCATGCATCCATCGCGTTAAGTCCCTGATCAGCGGATTCAAGGTCTTTAGCGCTTCTATTGCCAGCGGCAGAATTTGCTCGCCCAGTTCCAGCATGAGTTCATTCCATTGTTTCTGCAGCTCCATCTGCTGCCCGTGCATGGAACCGGCGCCCAGGTCGTACAGTCCGGCAACGCCGACAGCCTTCTTCGAGCGCGCAATATAGTCTTCCGCCTGCTTCTGATCCTGTGCAAGCTGCACGGCCATGTCGGCAGAAGCATTGGCGCCCAACAGCGAGGCCAGCTCCCGGTTGAGCGCATTGCCTTCCAGTCCCTGCTTTTTCAATTCCGGCACCACCACTTCATTGATCCACTTGAATGGATTTTCGGCAAAAGCGCCGGCATCCTTGACCCCCATCGGATCGACTTTCGTGATTTTTCCGCGGGTATCGGTGTGAATCGCTTTTTGATTCAGCAAATGCAGCTTGTCGAGCTTCCCGGCCACCTCCGGCGACATTTTTCCCAATGCCAGTTCGTTGAACAAGGCCAACGATGCAGCTCCGGTAGCGGCGCCGCCGGACTTCTCCATGAAATGTCCGAGGCCGAAAAAAAACATCTCATCGTTCATCGATCCGGTCGACAAGCTGCCGCTCTTCATCGCCTCGGCATAATCCTGCGGCGTGACTTTGCCATTGCTGCCGACGAAGGATTGCACCATCATGTCCAATACATTGGAAAACCGCGACAGATCGATCTTTCCAGCCACACCGTCTTTCAAGGTGCCACGCAACTCAGCCGTTTTCAATGCGGTGGCAACCATTTCGCCGAACTGCTCACTCGAACCATCGCCCATCACCGACTCCAGGCCAAATTTCATTTTGGCGAGGACGGGAACAACTTGTTCGGTTTGAGATAAATCATGCGTGGCAGCCATCACTTCACGCATCAGTTTCTTGTTATCAGTCAAAGATTGACCCATGACGTCCATGCCTTGGGAAAATTTTTCCGCCTGGCTGGCAATATCCCCGTCGAGATTCAATGCAGAGAATTTTTTGACTTCAGCGTCTAATTTTCCGGCTTCGTCGAAGGGTACTTTGAAAATCCCGATCAGGCTCCTGCCGGCATCAATCAAACCACCTCCCGCCTTGGCAGATTCTTTCATGCTATCCAGCCGTTTTTGCATGCCTTCTGCGAGCTTGTCCACTTTTTCAAAACTCGCAGCCATGGCATGCAACCCACCCGACACCTTATCCGTGAGAGACATGGTGACGGCAATTTTATAAGCGTCCGACATAGATTATCTTTATGAAATAACGTAAATAGTTGACTATAAGACAATTTACTTGTATCCTTACAATCCCCCGAAACCGTCAAACCTGCTAATCAAGGAAATTGCATGCCCAAGCTTTTCTTGCCGTTGTTCGCGCTCTCGTTCGTCCTTGGCTGGATCGGATTCTCCATGCTCGCCAAGCATAGAAAATTCTCCAGGAAACATTCACTCGCACTGGGGTTTTTAACCGGTTGCGCCTGCGCCACTGTGCTGACCTCTCCCTTGCTGATGTATAAGGAAATACCAGCATCAAGTGCGTCTCCAGAAACTGACGTGGCAATGGCATCCCCAGTCGCTGCGATTGGTTCGGCAACTTCCGGGGTAACACCCGGGATGCTGTTCTATTTTAGAAATGACGCGCCTTTCGGGTGCCGGACCAAAGAGGCATTGGTAAAGATATATGCATCCGCGGGAAAAAGTGATTTCAAAAATATGTTTGCCGGATTTGATTCAGGCGTTTGCCTAATCCCGATTCCAAGTGACATCCAATGGAAAGTGGACAATATCGAGCATCTGAACGGCATCGAAGAAGATGTCGTTTCATTTCACAATCCGTCCGAAACTGACGATAAATGGGTCTTCTACACCTTGATCCACGATGTCAGTTCTTCGACACTTCCCACGCCAGCCGGATCATTCCTGAGCACACCGCGCGTTACTGGAGCATCACCGGGCTTCAAGCTAAAAGCGGGTGACATTTTTTATTTCAATCCAAAAACAGCCATATCTTGTGTAATGAAGGAAAAACTTGCCGAGCTATATACCTCCGCAGTGAAGAAGGATCTCACGCATTTCAATCACTTAGTTCTAAGCAAATATGTGGGAGGCTGCGACAGCCATATGGACACCAGTTTTGCCTGGAGCGTGGACAACGTGGAAAAAGTCGATGGTATCGATGAAGAGGTCGTGTATTTCCACTATCGCGAAAATACAGATCATTTCTACACGTTGATCGAATTTACCGGTCGCAAACCCTTTCCTGCGCAGGTTGCCGCCAACTAGGCTTGTCTTAGAGGCTGTTGCGAAATTAGCGTGGCTAGACGTGCCGACGAAGACAGTAC